CATTATTTGTTGCTGGTGTTCAAGGTGAATTTAGTTCAGATTCAGATTCTAATAATGCTTTTAGAACGGGAATTGGGGTTAGTTATTATAATGATTCTGGAACAATAGTAAGTTTGGCAAATACCACCATTAGAAGTTCTAGTGGTCCTACAGACTCACAGTTCTCCGGTAATTATTTTAGAGTTAACCATTTTGATCATGGCATGTATTCTGGAATTAATAGTGTAAGAATTAGTGATGTTGAATCAAATTTCTCCCCTACTACATTAACTGCCAAATTAGATGCTGAAATTCCACCTGATGGAGTAATTAGTGTTGCGAATACATCTATTTTTACAGAATTTGAAGGTATGCCAATTGATGCAACAAATAATACTGGATTTATAAAAATTAATAATGAAATTATTGAATATAAATCTGTTGGTATTGGAAATTTGGTAATAAAAACCAGAGGAGTCGAAGGAGTTATTGCAGACCACCTTATTGGTGCTGAAGTATATAAGTACGAATTAAATGGAGTTTCTTTAAGGAGAATCAATAAAATACATCAAATAGACAGTAGTAATATTGATATTGATGGATATAATATTGAAATTGATAGAGGTGCATCTGTTGGTGCTAATCGTTTATCTGATGGTAATTCGTATCCACAATTATCATTCTTTGACGAATCTCATTTGGGAGGTCAAAATGTCAAGGCAACGGAAAATATTCAATTCAGTGAAGTTATTCCTAAATATGATATTGATACACCAGGAGATACCTCAGTCAGGGCATCAATTCGCACAGTTAGTGGTACTAGTGTAGGTGGGAATGAAGTTTCATTTATTGATCAAGGTTTCGAATCTGTCGAATTAAATCAGTTAAATAGACTCTCTTCTTCAAGAATTGTTTGTTCTAAAGTAAATGAAGATCAGTATCTTTCAGATTTGCCTAGAAATAAATCCTTCACTACCGGAATTACATTAATTGGAACAGAAAATAATCCAAATTTATCTCCAGTAATCTATACAGAATCTAGAGTAACGGAACCTGAAACAGAGTTTAGAAGTGCTAGACTTAATAATCCAATCACTGATTATGCTAGTGATAATAGAGTTAATTCTCTAAGATTTGATCCACACTCTGCCATGTATGTCTCAAATACCATAAGATTAAAGCATGTTTCTACTTCTCTTAAAGTATTCGTCGATGCTTACAGAGATCAGACAGCAGATTTCAGGGTTATGTATCAGTTAATAAGACCAGATTCTAGTGAGATTGATCAAGAGTTTGAATTGTTCCCTGGATATGACAATTTGAGATTTATTGGTGAAGATGGATATAGAGTCATAGATTCTTCTAAGAACAGTGGAAGACCAGATCGTCAAGTTAGTTCGAGTCTAGATAATGAATTTTTGGAGTATGAATTTACTGCTAATGATATTGGTGAGTTTGTCGGTTATACTATAAAAATAGTCATGTCTGGTACAAATCAGGCAAAATACCCAAGACTTAAGAATTTGAGGACGATTGCTGTAAGATGATAAGAGTAGAAGGGTATCAAAATTTATATCGTGATGAAAAAAGTGGTGCTATAATTAATCATGATTCTATTGGTTATGATAATTATTTAAATTCCCTTTCTCGTAGAGAATCTCAAAAAAGAGAACTAGATATTATGAGAAAAGAAATTGATGAATTAAAGTCTTTAGTAAAGGAGCTCACGAATGGATCCCGATAGTATTGAACTGTCTAGTATTGGAAAAATGTTTGAGTATGAAAAACTTGCAAGAGAAGTTAATGAATGTAATGATCTTTCCACTTTAAAAGATATTACAAAATCATACATAAAATTATATTTCAAGCAACAAGAAGTGGTTTCCAACTTGGGTTTAAAGTAAGATATAAATATAAGGAGAGACTATATTTATAAGATAGATGGCAGCTACGTATGTTAGCAATATTACAGTAAATAGTGGTGAAGATTTTAATCAAACTTTTACTTTAGAATCTGCCGATTCGAGTTCTCCTTTGAATTTGACAGGTTATTCGGTCTCATCTCAAATGAGAAAACATGCTGGAAGCACCACAAAGACCGATTTTACTGCTGAGGCATTAACTCCCCTGACCGATGGTAAGATAAAAATATCATTAACTAATGCTCAGACATCAGCATTAAAATCGGGTAGGTATGTGTATGATGTAGTTATTGAGTCTGGAGGAACTAAGACGAGAGTACTTGAGGGTATGGTTCTTGTCAGGCAGGGAGTAACTCGCTAATGGCAGATGTTAGGGTAAAAGTTAATCCTACTAATTTAACAAATGTTAGAGTAGGGCAGGAAAACGCTATTAAAGTGGTTTCTAGCCTATCTGGAGGTGCTAATTTTGTTGATGGAATAGCAGATGTAACTGAGTTAAGTGTTAGTGGAATATCTTCCCTCAATAATTTAGAAGTATCTGGGATATCAACATTAGGAACTTTACAAATATCCTCTGGAATTGTAACAGCAACTAGTGGTATTATTACATATTATGGTGATGGTTCCAATTTAACTAATACTGGTGCTGCTCTTAGCGTACCTTCCACTGGTAGTAGGAGACTTGTATTAACTGATTTGGAATCAGGCACAATGGTAAGTGCCGCTACCACCTCTGATATAGAATATGATTTTGAAAATAAAATATTTACAGTTGGTGGTACTATAAATGCAACTACATTTGATGGTAACTTAACTGGTAATGTAACTGGTTCTGCCGATAGTTTAACTACATCAAGAAATTTTAGCATTTCTGGCGATGTAGTAACTCAAACATTATCATTTGATGGAACTGATAATGTAGGATTTGCCGTCACACTAAAAACTGTTAATAGCAATACCGGTTCTTTTGGTTCTCAAACTCAGATCCCAGTTGTTACTGTCAACGAAAAGGGTCTTATTACTGCAGTTTCTACTGAAAACGTAGGCACTGCTATGACCGTAGCAGGTGATAGTGGTTCTGAAGAAATTAATCTTTTAACTGAAACACTGACAATTAGTGGTGGTACAAATGTAACTACAAATGCTGCTTCTAATGGAGTTGAAATTGCGTTAGATGATAATATCAGTTTAGGAATCGTAACTGCCAACACATTTTCAACAGGTGCTGTTGGTAGTGGAATCAATGTTGGAACCAGTAGTATAACCGGACCATCTGATTTAATTATCGATCCATCTGCTATTGGTGACGATACTGGAAGAGTAACGATTAAAGGAGATTTATTTGTACTGGGAACGGAGACTAAAATTAGTTCTCAAACAATTGAATTAGCAGATCATAGAGTAGGAATTGCAACTACTGTTGGAACAAATCTTTTACTCAATGGTGGTGGTATTGGAATTGGTTCGGCAAATATTTTAAAAACTTTCACATATCATAACGATACAAATACTTTAAGATCTTCAGTTGGATTAGGAGTTACAAGTGGTCAATTCTTCAAGATTGGTAGTGATACAGTACTAAATAGTACTACTCTGGGTTCTGGAATAACTAATTCTTCATTGACAAGTGTTGGAACTCTTATAAATTTAAATGTAGGTGGTACCACCACATTTACCGGTATATCAACTTTTAGTAGTAATGTGAATATTGCTGGGACTTTAACTGCCGGAGAAATAGACGGAGGTATTTATTGATGGCAAAACCAAGCACTAGACAAGAGTTAATTGATTATTGTTTTAGGAGATTAGGTGCTCCTGTATTAGAAATAAATGTAGATGATGATCAAGTAAGTGATTTAGTTGATGATGCTATTCAACTTTTCAATGAAAGGCATTATGATGGAATTGAAAGGATGTATCTTAAATACAAAATTTCTCAAAGTGATTTAGATAGAGGAAAAGCTACTGGAACAGATGGTGTTGGAATTGTTACGACTACAGGAACATCGACAAATATTTCTGGTTTAGGTACGATTACTTCCAATTTTTACGAGACAAGTAATTTTATACCCGTCCCCGATTCGATAATTGGCATCGAGAAAATCTTTAAAATTGACACTAGTACGATTTCTAGTGGTATGTTTAATATACAATATCAAATATTTTTAAATGATCTATATTTTTTCAATTCTATAGAACTTCTACAATATTCTATGGTCAAATCATATCTAGAAGATATTGATTTTTTACTGACAGCAGAAAAAAGAGTTAGATTCAATAAAGTTCAGGATAGATTATATTTGGATACAGACTGGGGAAGTTTAAAATTAGATGATTTCCTTGTAATTGATTGTTATAGAATTTTGGATCCTCAAGATGCCACTCAAATTTATAATCACGAATTTATGAAGAAATATTTAACATCTTTAATTAAACGTCAATGGGGACAAAATTTGATTAAATTTAGAGGTGTTAAACTTCCTGGTGGAATAGAATTGAATGGTAGAGAAATATATGAAGATGCTGAGAAAGAAATAGCAGAGATTAGGCAAAGAATGTCTGCTGATTATGAACTACCACCTTTAGACTTTATTGGATAATGGCACTCAATCCTTTTTTCTTACAAGGTTCTCAATCGGAACAAAGATTGATACAAGAGTTGATTAACGAACAACTCTCGATTTATGGTGTAGAGGTAATTTATTTACCCAGAAAAATTGTAAAAAAGGATCAGATTCTAACAGAAATACAATCCTCAAAATTTAATGATAACTTTGCTATTGAAGCATATGTGAATAATTATGAGGGATATAGTGGAGCAGGAGATATTTTAACTAAATTTGGAATGAGTTTGAAAGATGAACTAACTATTACTATTTCCAGAGAAAGATTTGAAGATTTCATATCTCCATTTTTAGAATCGATACCGGATGATGAGATAGAAGTCGCAACCAGACCAAGTGAAGGAGATTTGATCTATTTTCCTTTAGGTAAAAGAATATTTGAAGTGAAATTTGTTGAGCATGAGAAACCGTTTTATCAACTAGGTAAAAATTATGTTTATGAATTAAAATGTGAACTCTTTGAGTATGAAGATGAATTGGGAGGATGGGAAGAAGTTACTTCAACTACAGAGGAGATTGATTCCGTTCTCCAAACACAAGGATATATTACCACTTTAAGATTGATTTCTATAGGTTCAACAGCAACTGTTGGAGTTTCTACTGCAACTGGATACATTAGAAAGATTACTTTAACTGATGATGGTTCTGGATATACTAAAGTACCATCAGTTGCCATTACCACAGCACCATCGGGAGGGACTGATGCTACTGCTGTTGCAATTACAACTTCTGTTGGAAATATTTTCTCAGTTAAAGAAATTTTACTAACTAATCCTGGAGCAGGGTATACGGAGACACCTACTGTCACTATTGTTAGTACTGGAGCAACTATAACAGGTGTGGGGACAACAACATATGGTGTTGGGGCAGCAGCAACAGCAACATTAGTTACAAATGATTCTGGTATTGGAACGGTGAGTATTGCTTCTAGTGGTAGTGGTTACCCGACATCTCCAATAATAACTTTCAATACACCAACTTCTGGAGTTGGAACTGCTATTGGTAAGGTAGTTGTAAATACTGACAATTTCGTAACTCAGGTTCTCATTTCTGATGCAGGTATTGGATATACCTCCGGAACAGGAATTGCAACAATTTCTGCACCTCCAATTATTACTGGAATAGGAACTTTCCAATTTAATGAGGAGGTTACAGGATCTGTTTCTGGTGCCAAAGCAAGAGTTAAAACATGGGATGCTCCTAATAATACTCTCAAAGTTGGCACAACTGATGGAACATTTGTAGCAGCAGATATTATAGTTGGAACATCCTCTTCTGCTAGATATAGTGTTGATTTTATAGAATCTTCAGAATTTAATGATAAATATGACAAAGGTGATGAAATAGAAACGGAAGCTGATGCTTTACTAGATTTCTCTGAATCCAATCCCTTTGGAGATTACTAATGTTAGGAACTTATTACTATCACGAAATAATTAGGAAAACAATTATTTCATTTGGAACATTGTTTAATAATATTAATGTTAGGCATGATGATTCTGCTGGAAATTCTTATAGTGAACTGAAAGTTCCTTTGGCATATGGTCCATCCCAAAAATTCTTGGCACGTCTTGAGCAACAAGCAGATTTAAATAAACCGGTACAAACGACATTACCAAGAATGTCATTTGAAATGAATTCGATACAATATGATTCTACCAGAAAAGCAGGTGTTACTCAAACATTTAAGGCATCAGACGGAACAAATTTAAGAAAAGTTTTTATGCCAGTTCCATATAATGTTGGATTTGAATTAAATATATTATCAAAACTCAATGATGATGCATTGCAAATTGTGGAGCAAATATTGCCTTATTTTCAACCATCGTTTAATCTAACGGTAGATCTTATCAGTTCTATTGGTGAAAAAAGAGATGTGCCAATAATATTGGATAGTATATCATTCCAAGATGATTATGAAGGTGACTTTTCGACTAGAAGGGCATTAATATATACTTTGAACTTCACAGCAAAAACTTATCTGTTTGGTCCTGTTTCTGATACTACTGACGGATTGATTAAAAAGGTACAAGTCGATACTTATGGAAGTATTGATACAAAACAAGCTAAGAGAGAAATGAGATATACAGTAACTCCAAATCCAGCTGATGCTGGTCCGGAAGATGATTTTGGATTCAGTGACAGTTGGGAATTCTTTTCTGATTCTAAGTCTTACAGTCCAACACAGCAAACTGATATTTAATGATTAACTTATGTCTGATGATTACACCAAGATAGATGAAGCATTGAATGTCGATAGTAGTATTGTAGAAGTAAGTAAGCAATCTCAAGACATACAAAAAGATTATGAGTATACGAGAGCAAATTTATATTCACTAATTGAAAAAGGGCAAGAAGCAATTAATGGAATCATGGAACTTGCTGGTGAGGGAGCAAGTCCAAGAGCATATGAAGTTGCCGGGCAATTGATCAAGAGTGTTGCGGATACAACTGATAAATTGATTGATTTACAGAAAAAAGTCAAAGAGGTTGAGGAAAATACTGTTAAGACTACAAATAATGTAACTAATAATGCTGTATTTGTAGGATCGACATCAGAACTTCAAAAAATGTTAAAGCAAGGATTTCTAAATAATAATAAGGATACGTAATAAAGATGAAGAAGTGTAAGCAGGGTTATTATTATTGCTATACTGATAAGAAATGTAAAAAAATGCCATTGGGGTATCATATTGGTGCTCGTGGATATTTGGCAAAAGATAATGAAGATAGTGGTGAAGAAAATGGAAATGGAAATAAAAACACCAATGGCAATGGAAATGGCGGAAATGGTAATGGTGGTAATAGAGGTGGTGTAAGTGAATCGAAAAGTGGTGATAGTTCTTTGCGTGACTGGTTTGGCAAGAGTCGCTCTTCTGATGGTACCCCTGGTTGGGTTCAATTGGGTGGTAAATATGCCGGAAAACCTTGTGCCAGACAACCAGGACAAACCACTAAACCAAAATGTGGATCTTCAAAAATGAAGAGAAACCTTAATAAGGATGAGGAGCAGGCAGCATTTCGTCGTAAGCAACGTCAAGATCCAAATCCAGATAGAAAAGGAAAGGCAATTAACGT